TTCATTAAGCACCCATCATTGACTGTAGGACAACAATAACAACCACAGCAACAATACCGGCTTTAATCCAGTCTTTCATACTCCAGTCGCTCCACTCTTTTAAGTGTGCCCATAGGTCTTTTAATAACTTCATAGTTACCTCCTAATGTATGGTTATAGGAAGATCTCTATCTTCGCCATAACCGTTTAAATAATCGAAGGACTCTACAACAGATTGAAAGATAAAGGAAGTGTGTTCCTCACCTAAAGCTTCAACATAATTTTGCCTTGTTACAGCCAATAAAGCTGCACAAACCAATAATTTGTCCTCTGATTTACCTGTTAATGCTTTTGCAAGAGCATCAATCTCCTGCATTGCATCACTAATCTTTTTGACTTTCGTTATTTCGTCCGCCATTTATCCTCGCTGTTGTTACGTCTTTTTCATTTTTTAAGGCTTCTTTTGTCAAAGAAACATTTTCTTTTAACTCACCTAAAGCATTCTTTGCAGCACTTTGATCTATACTATCGGCTGTTTGCATTAATTTAATAGTAGTATCAGCTTCTATCTTATCGCGATCCATGTCAAGTCTTGCTGCATCCATTGTTACTTTAGTTTGCATATCTTGTTGACGCGCCATTGCTTCTGCTGCACGTAAATCAATCTCTTGTTGTTTTAATTTAACAAGAGGATCTTGTTGCTCACGTTTAGTTCTTTCTTCCTCATCTCTTGCAAGTTGAGTTGTTATATCAGCTTCTATTTTAGCAATCGCATTTGCTTTTTCAACAGCCATTTGTTGTGCTTGCATTTGTAATTGTTGCATTACTTGTGGGTTTGCTTGATTTTGTTGCATTGCCATTTGTAACTGCTTGTCTTGTTCTGCAAATTGTTTTTGAACTTGCGTACCAGCCATTGCAGCAATATGTTCTGACATATGTGATTGTAACATAGAATACAAAGGAGGATTAATTTGTACCATCCTTGTAAACATAAATTCAGCATGTGCTTTCATATGTGCTTGATGATCTTGCTGTGGAAATACTTTTAATGGTTTACTTTTCATAGCCATAGCATTTTCAATTGCAGGACTCATTGGTTGTGGTTCATTTTGATCTGGTTTTAATATTGCATCAATATTGTCCACACCCATTGCTTGATACATACGTCTATATGCTTCACGTATATTATGCATTTGAGGATTAGATTGTGCTAATTGTAATTGTTGTTGTGCCAACATAACTCTTTGTGACATAGAAAATATATTAGGGTCACTTACAGGAATAATATCAACACGATCATCAAAGTCAGCTTGTTTAATCATTCTGTTACCACCAATAACTTGGTATGGATATTCTGGTGGCGTAAACATTTTGATTGAACTCGCTAATAATTTAAACTCTTTTCGTTGCGAGAAGTGTAATCTTTTTTGTATTGCACTCATGACTTTTGTGCCACGTTCTAATAATGCTAATGTTGTGCCAACAGGATTCTGTTCATTACCTTCACCCATTTTCATGTCCGCAATTGCAGCAAAAGCTTTTCCTGCGTCAACAGCAAAACCTAATAATGCAAATAAAGTTTGCGATGGTTCCTTGTATGGCAATGGTAACAAAGATTCTTTTATTGATTGTCCCGTTACATCTACATCCCTAAATTCGCCTGGTTGTAAAGGTTCATCATGGTCACGTATACGCATACCACGTGCTTTAAAACCTGCTGGTAGATTGGCAAGAGTACCTGCATCAATTAATTGTCGCAAAACACTCGTTGCAGTTCTTGACAATCCACCTAACATGTGAATTAAGCCAAATCCATAAAAGCCTAATCCAGGGAGGAACTTAAAATGTACAAAGTATTGTTTCTTTTTAAAATTAGAATCATTTGGTTCATAGTTTCTTCTGATAGATAATATCGTAGAAGAATATTGATCTATTGTAACAATGTAAGGAAGTTTAATTCCAGATGTATCTTCAAAATCTGGCACATCTGCATCAACATGCATTTCTAAAATAACATGTTCATCATCGTCGCTTGAAGAATTTGCACCATCTAATTCATCTATTTTTTCTACAACGTCATCAGCCGTACTAACTGATCCTGATGTAATTGGTACATCACGGTAAAAACCTGACACTTGTAATTTTCTTAATTCGTTAGATGACATTTTTACAACGTGTGTTATTCTTTCTGCTTGTTCTAAATCTGTGGCTGCATAATTAATTACACAATCTTCACTAGATACAAACTTTGCAACACAACGTTTTAATATTTGATCGTAATAAACTTTTTTAAATGCAGAACCTGATAATGGTAAATAAAATAATAGTTGGTCCATTTCAGGATCAAACTCTTCCATTACATTTAAAATGTAATAGTTCATGTATTCTTTTACACGTTCTGCTTGTTGTTCTACCATTGGTGATACATCACCAATTATTTGTGTGCGCACGGGGCCGCTTGGGGGGAGGAGTTCCTTATAAGCTTGGGCTTGAAACTGCGTAACAGATTCAGCTAATAAAGGATGAACGACCCCTGACGCACCTTCGAAAGGTTGTGTTCGGTCTTCGTATTTAAAGCCTAACATATCGAGCCCTTTGATATAGGTATCTTCCCAATCTTTACGTGACTCTTTATCACCTTCGAAATCGCCTACCAAGTCTGAAGCAAACTTGGTTAAATTATTTTCGTCAATATATTCTGCTAAGTTTGCATCGAATGGAATTTGTGATTGATCTATTGGTTGTTCACCAACAATCTCTGCGCTTCCATCTTCTTGTATTTCAAAACCATCAAACTCTACACTTTTTTCAAATTGTATTTCTTCGCCCAACGGTTCAATGTCCAATGCTTTCTCAACAGCGTCCATTGCTTTCTCTATTTGATTCTTTGATTTATCTGCCATTTACTATTCCACCTTTTGCGTATGCCGAGAATGTATCTCGCACGTTAGGATTATCTTTTAAATTTAACATTTTGACTTGCCCAAAAACTCGTCCCTTGTCATCTCTTATAACAGTATTTAATAAATTTGCACCTGTTTTCTTAGATGTCTCTTTTAGTGCACCATTAAGAATAGGGCCATATGCAGCAACATTACCTTGGTAATCTCTGCCACCAGGTGATAAGTTACGGTTTTTAATTGCAGGGTTTGCAAAAGCAACACCATCAAAATCACCATCTTTAGCCATACGCACTAAATACTTAGCAACAAACTCCATGTACTCTTTGGATGATTGAAATGGTCCCATGGCAATATCACCACCTTGTTTACCTTCCTTGGTCATGGACTCAGCTATGATAACTCTAATTTTTTCACGCTCTTGTCTTAATTTAGGTAATGCTGGTGATCTTGGATTTGTAGCTAGTAAATTCTCTATTTTAAGATTAATTAAATCTAATTGTTGTTTATTTGCTGCCAACTCTGGTGGAGGTGGCATATCTTGACGAAATGCATAGCTATCTTCACGATCAGGTTTTCTACCTGTAAGTTTTGACTCACGTATTGCACGTTGTACACGTTGGTGCATGTCAGACTGTATTTCTTCCACAAACATTAATCTTCTACCAAATTCATCTGTTCTATCTGACACACGTGCATGAACAACTCCGCCAGCTCTTTGTGATGATGTTAATCCAAAGTCATGTGCGTAGGTATATACAGGTTCACCAGTTCTAAGTTTACCTGGTTCGTATTTAAATAAAAATTCACGGTAATTATCACCACCTGACATTGTTTGTTGACCACTGTAAGATGTTCCTTTTGCAACATCTTTTTCTTTTAAGCCAACACCACGTCTATCAAGAGCTGCAGCTAAATTAACAAGTGGTTCGCGTACTTTAAAAGGTACAGGTGCAGTTAATGCCACACCTTCATTTAAAGCGCCTTGAATACCAAAAACTTGTTGCATATATTTGTCTACATTTGCTGCAACACCGTCTAAAGCTTGTTGGTTTATCCCTCTTGTTGATCTACCACTAGAATCAGTTATTACACCTGGCAAAGAGTCACGAAGATAGGATAAAAAACCTCCTACACGTGGATCTTCTGCTTGTGGGTCTACTTTTTGTATTTTTTTGTAAATATTAGCAAGAATATTTTGAGGACCTGGTTGGCCAAGGGCCACGACGTCCAATTTTGGGGATATTTCGTCAAATTCCTTGATTATATCGGCTTTTGTAAAGGTTTTTGTGCCTTGAGACTGTAAAAAGGGCCCTAGGGACGTGTCACTAAGTTCAGATTTTCTAATTCCTTTGGCATTTAGGTAGTTTAACCATCTATCTGCCGTCATTTTCTCCATTGGAGCGTCAATTAACGCCTCTCTGGACTTGTAAAATAGCGCTGGAGTGTCTCCTGTAGCTGTTGGAACAGCAATTGTAGCTGTAGATTGCTCTAAATCTAATTTTTTAGCAGAACCTTTACCTTTTGGTGCTGCTATTTTTGGTGCGTATGATCGTAATGCACCTAATACTTTAGGTAAAACCATTATTCTAACAAACTCGCTATGCCACCACGAAAAAAGTTTCTTCGTAAATACTGTACAGTAGGAAACAATAAATTTTTTCCTGTTTTAGAGCTAACTCCAAATGGAGCATCATCTCTAATTCTTTTTAAATATTCGTTAAGTTGTTTAACATCCATTGGTCTTCCTGATCCAAAAGTTGACATACTAAGTGTTTTTGGATCTAGAACAGTTGTTGACATGCTAGCTTCATCTAAAATATCTCCTACACCTCGTAAATTTCTTAATCTATTGCTTGGATTATAGAAAAAAGATTCTATTCCTCTTTTAGCCACATTCATAAAAGTTGGTTCTGCAGTCATTAAATTTGGATTAGTTATTAAACTTTTAACACCTTCTTTATCTATACCTCGTTTAAATTTAAAAGGATTAAAAGATTGAATCATCTGATTTCTTAAAGCTTGTACTGGCATTAAATGTCCTACGCTGCTTGATCTAAGGTTGGGTGCAAGAATTCCTAAATCATCTAATATGCTAAATGTGCCTTGATTCATCATACCTCTTGCTAAATCTCCTCGCGCTCCTATAATTCCAGAAAAGTCTCCTCCAGTAAATCCTGATTGCTCTAAGGCTTGAGGGTAGGTAAGTTTTTTCTTTGGATAAATCATGTTTGACCCACGCATTGCTTGTACTGAGCCGTATACTTCAGGATACTTTGTAGGATTAGCTTTTACATCACGAATAGAATGACCAAATTGTTTTGCTGCAAGTGCTAGTTGTCTTTCATAAGTTACGAGGCTTGGATTTAAAGCTTGTTGAGCTACAGTAGTCGTGCCTCCGGTGCCTGCTAATGCTTTTCTTTCATCAGTTAAAGCAACTCTGGTGTTTATAGGATTACCTCTTCGACCGAGGTCTTCAACGTCAATGCCTATAAGATTAGCTATAAATTTTTTTTCTGGGTTAGTAAATCTTATGTTAGCGACATTTGTTCCAGGTTCAACTCTGTTAGAAAAATAATTTGTAAATGCATTAGGATTTGTGCGATTTGCTACAAATGTTTTTAAATCTTTTTTATCTCTTTTACTTAAATTAGAGACAAATTGACCTAATGATCTTATTCTTCCCATTATTCAGTTGTTGGTAATTGTACTGTTAAATCTAATCCATCAGGTCTTTCTAAATAATTTGGAGTATCATGAAAATATTCAGGAAATAACACGGCTCCACCAGTTTGAGCTACGCCTCTAGGTAATGAAGTAAATTTCATGCCATCACCTCCGCCTAACGGTATGCGTTTTGAGAACGTGGCTGGATATAAATTTTCTACGAAACTGGCTGCACGTTTTGGTAATAGTCTATTTCCTTTCGTCATAAGGTTTCTAGCTAAACCATAAGTTCCTAAACCTCCTAACATATTCATTGTAAAATCATCACCAAATAAAGCTTGGCCTTCAGATGTTTCATAATTAAGTAAAGGATCTTCAAAAGCAAACATGTCATTTAATAAACCTAAATCTCTTTCTAAAAATCCTAAAGGTTCTCCACCTTTGTCCATAAACATTTGAGCAGTGAGAGGACTTATGTTTAACTCTCTAGCTAAACCTTCAACCATTTGAGGATATTGACTTTGCATGTAGTCAGGGAAATATTGATCTATAAATTCAGCTTCTTTAGTATCGTAAAAAAAATTTAAGGCGTTTAAAACATCTTGTTCATATGGATTTGTTCCATCTTCAGCCATTCTTAAATTTCCTTCTTTATCAAATTTTTGACTTACAAAAAAAGGACTTTCAGGATTGTTTAATACTTTTTTAAAATCACCTAAAAATCTTTCTTCATCTTGTGTGTATGGATTTTTTTCTACATCTCTAAATAAATCACCAAGATTAAATATATCAGAATATATATCGAAACCTTGATCAGGAATATTTAAACCTTGTCCTCTTAAATAATTTTGAAATGATGGATTGTTTGCTACGTCTGTAGCAGTATCAAAAACATAATCATCCATAAACTGATTATATTTAAACTTATTTAATTCATCGTCTGAGTCAAAAAACAAATCGCCTTTACCATAACCAGAACCAATATTTGGATCTATATATCTTTGTCCTAATGCTTCAAAAGGTAGCTGAGCTACATCACCTAAAAATTCTCCTGTTAAATATGCTTGATTAGGTAAAAATCTTCCTGCATCTTTGAGAAGAGCTGCTCTGTTATTATCACGATTACTTGAAACTGCATTAAAATAATCTGCCATGCTAGTTCCAGTTTGGCCTAATATGTCTTTTCCAACATTGGCAAAATTTGTAATCATGTCAACGCCACGTTGAAAACGTGTCCTAGGTTCTGGATCCCTTGGCGGTTTTTCTTTTGGTATTATTCGTGTTCTTTCGACCATTAATAGTAAGCCCTCCTCCTAGCTTTGTCTATTCCTTCGTCTTCAAAGTCATCTTTTAGCGTAATATGATAACCTTGTCTATATTTCATTAGAGCTTGCGTGGTTGAATCCACGAAA